TCCGATGAACCTTGAGAAACTAATCTATTGGACTCTGAGTCCAATAAAAAAGACACCCTTTCGAGTGTCTAATAATGTAGTACTTGATGTTTCCCTGGTTATTTATTTATACACTAAATAAGGTGTTACTATTATATATGCTCAATATATCTTGCGATAATAATGACGAATAATGAAAATTATCTTACTTTTATATCTCTTTTACTAGAAATAAGTTTGAACAAATATTCTATATCTTCATCCTGGTTCTTAAGTATCTCTCTATAATTAGTGAGTTCTTCTTGGAGCTCTCTACATTTGAGACCAAGAGCAAGCATTATTTCAACAATATCTTTATCTTTCATTTTTCTTGGCCTCATACTCTTGTTTACTCTTGGCGGATATCTCTTCCTTGTGTTCTAGGTAATAAGCATGTTGGTAGGCTTTAAGTTTCTCTTTATTTTCTTTCCTCCACTCCTTGCCGTACTCAGGGTGTTCTCTCTGGTATTGTCTCATATACTCTTTAATGCGTTCTTTATTAGCTTGTGTATAAGCCTTTAGTTCTTCTTTATGTTCTTTCCAATATTTTTTGCGATATTCCTTGCTTGCCACCTTTATTCTCCTCAGTATAAATATGCTTATCACGGTTAGCGATAAGCTCCTCTAACCAGTTTTCTACCTTTCTCCGTTCTTGAATAGCTTTATACTCTGAGACTAATAATGCTTCTGTTATGCCCATGATATATATAGTTATGGAAAATTAAGAAAAGCTTCATCACCCCATAGTTCTCTTGCTTTTGCATCATAGGCTCTAGCAGCATCTTCTGGAGTAATATAACAACCTAAATATTCTTTTTTCAAACCATCTCTAATAGTAGCATACCATTTTTTTCCATTAAAACAAACTCCTTTATAGCCACTGGCATTTGAACATCTTAATGCTTCTTCCCTTTTCTTTTTACCATAATGGTGTAAATACTGATGATCACTTCTAGTCATACAAACAAGGTTTTCTGCTGTATTATTACTTGGATCTCCATCTAGATGATGTATTACCTGATGTTTGAATACTTTACATCCAGTAAGCTTTTCATAGACATAGACATGTTGTGATCCATACTTTCCATTACTCCAATAACCATAATTTTTATACCACAATATCCCGTCATAATTTCTATTATCCATTACTTACCACACCAATTTACTACACGATATTTAGGCATCACATTATAGAGTGAGCACATATTATTCGTGGGGTCATATACCCCAAATCCACCAGCATCCACAAGAACATGTAAAGAGTTTTGCTTGATCAATAATACAGGGAGGAGTTGGGTATTCTCATATCCTGCCTCTTTGGCTAGAGATATAAAGAGGACTGACATATCGATACAGACACCTGACCCTTTTGCTAAAGTCTCTTCAGGTGTTTGAACCTCATCTATAGTTCTCACCACTCCGTCTTCATACTCTATGTTTTGGTATATCCACCTGTTGATATCAGGGAGAGAATAGAAGCGAGCAGGTCTATCTACCTGGTGAGGTACAGAGGTGCAAGAGATAAATAGTACCGATAAAAGAACTAAAAAATATTTCATATTACTCCATAATGAATAAGAAGACCAAGGGTTGTAATACCAATACTAACTACAACCTTCCAAGTTTCTACTACTAAAATTGTAACAACCTCACGAGCTTCATCACTAAGTACTACATCTTCCATCTTGTTCTCCTCTATACCTATTATTATATCACATCTTAACCGTGTCTAAACTATGCTTTAAAACAATAAGAGGTTTACTCCATTGCTAGAAAGGATAATAACACCGATAAGAGCCACAACCATCAATAACCCTAATAACACTATGTCTTTGTTCATACTAATATTGTATACTATTATTATCTTGTCTAAACAAAAAAAGGCTGGACTGACAGTCCAACCTTTTAGGGAGTTAAAAAAACATGAATATAATAGTTTGTTATACACTATAAACTATGCCACACAAGTAGCGCCGTTTCACCTAAAATAGCTACTAATAAAACTTTATTTAAAAGTTTTGATAGTTTGAAGGATCTTTCTAAGCTTTGAAACTGCATCAGTTGATCTTTCGATATCTTTTCTAGCTGTGTCAATTGCAATTGATCTTCTTTTATCACTCTCTTCATATCCTCTGATAATTTGCTCAAGTTCTCCAATCTGACCAAGTCTATAAGTCTGACTTTTTCTAAGTCTGTCAATTGAATCTGAAGACTCCTGTTCGAGTCTTCTATAGTCTTCAATTGATACAAACCTTGATCTGCTAATTCCGATAAAGACTCCTGAGGAAATAACCACACCGAGCACAAAAGAAAGAAACACCAGTAAAATAGTTTTTTGCACATTATTATTCCTTAAAATTAAGATAAGCTTCTTCACCCCATAACTCTAGGGCTTTTACATCATAAGCTCTAGCAGCATCTTCTGGGGTAGTAAAATAACCTAGAAATAATCTCTTTTCTGTTGAACTTATATAAGCTACATAATTGTTTCTATCTTTTCTAACACCAACACCTTTATATCCAGTAGTATTTGAAGATCTTGGACGTTCTAATCTTCTGGCTAAACTCATATTTTGTTTAGCCTTGATAGAATATTTTTTCCCAATTGTATGTAAATAATTGTGTTGACTATGGGTTAAACACTTAAGATTTTCGATAGTATTATTATTTTTATCTTCATCTAAATGATGAATGCAATAACCTTTAGGAACTTTACATCCAGTATATTTTTCATAAACATAAACATGTTGATATCCATAAGTTCCATTTTTCCAATAACCATTATTTTGAGTCCAAGTTATTCCATCTAAGTTTCTATTGTCCATACTTAATATATGCCTATTCAGTCATTAAACTTTGAAGCAATGCATCTTCACCTAAAGTAGATATCTCATCTTTTAACAAAAGTAAGTCAGTTTCTGCTTTATATAGTGCAGTATTATAGACATTGATATTATCTTGTATAACTTTTATTTCTGACTTTAACCCTATGTATTTCATAAATATTTCTCTCGTGGTCATCTTTCCTCCTTATCAATTGTAATGAGCAAAACCTTTTACCAAGGTTCCTGCTGTCTTAGTTTCTAGTGTGTGTAAACATTCCATAAAATGTTTATCTGTAGCAAATGGTGGTGCTGGTAATACTTCACCAAAACACTTACCAGCTTCAGCTCCAGGATCAGTAGACATACAAGTTCTACCAAACCAGTTTCTCTCTACATTATTTACGAATAATACTTCTGCAATGCCAGATACTACTACCCACATTAAAGAACCTACTGTTATACCAGCATTGTAAATAAACCCAATTGGAGCTGGGTTATCTATAGGGCAAAGTCTAACAGCATTATCAAAGTCAGGGTGTGTAGTCACTACCTTACCCTTTACTGATGTTTCTCCTGTTTGGTTTATTACAGATACTGCATATCCACCTTCTGGAGTGAGCATTATTTTAGGTGCTATTACTGTACCTCTTATCAAGGTTTCTACAACGGTTGATGCTCCTAATACCATTTGGTTAGATTTGGTTGTGTGAGCATCTTGACCAATAGCGGTAGAATTAGATATAAAATTGGTTCCACTATTGTTAGCATTATATCCCAAATATGTACACCTATCACTTTCCCAAGTAGCAAAAGTATTTCTACCAATATGGATACAATCTGTTGTTACCGTATTATTTCCACTAGCAGGGTTTCCTGAATTAGTACCTATACAAATCTCGTTAGTATTAGTACTACCGCTATATTCCATACCATCTGTTCCACTAGCTGCTCTGTATCCTATAGCTATATTTTGTGATATTGGTATCGTACCAGGTGCTGGGTTAGAATATTTACCACCTACCCTTTGTCCTATAAAGACATTATTATTAGATCTAGTAAGGTTATTACCAATATAATTACCTAGAGCTATATCACTATACCCATAGTTTTTTAATGGGAATATATCAGAACCTATTAAAACCTCTGTATCATATTTTAAAAATACATTATTAGGTGATGCTCTACCATTTCCAAACCAAACAGGTTCTATCATCGCACCAATATAAACACCAGAGCTTTCATCATTAAGGCCTAGTTGCATATTCCGTCCAACTTCATATCCTATAAATACTGCTTCTTGAGCATTACCAGGACTATTTACATCTTCTACCCTCAAGATAACATTTCTTTTACCTGTTGAACCAACAAAACCTGAAGCTGAAGAAGAAGAAAATATATTTATATTATTAGTATTACCACCTGTATTTACCAGGTTAGTAATTTGGATACCGCTATCTTTTATTATCTTACCAGTTGTTCCATTAAATGATGCTATAGTATTATTTACAGATGAAGAAGGTCCAGTTACATCTCCACTACTACTTCCACTAGATGATATTACTCCATCTAATATTGTTATACTAGTTCCATCAACCTTAACACCACCTAAGGTAGTAGTAGAGGCAGTTGGTAAAGTATAAGGAGTTGGAAATGTTACTGATATTTCTCCATCTAGAACATCAATATTACTTCCAATTGTTACTCCACCTAATACTGAGGCAGTTGCTTTAGGTAAGGTATAAGGTGTTGGAAAAGTTACGCTTATTTCTCCATCTAAGACATCAATATTACTTCCAATAGTAACACCACCTAATATTGTAGAGGTAGCTTTTGGTAAAACATAAGTACTAGCTCCACTTATTACACCATCAGAGATAGTGATACTGGTTCCATCAATTTTTACACCACCTAGGATAGTGGTTGATGCAGTTGGTAATACATAAGGAGCTGGAGGATCAGGAAAAGTTACACTTATCTTACCATCTAGAACATCAATATTACTTCCAATAGTAACACCACCAAGTACTGTTGCAGTTGCCTTAGGTAAGGTATATGGTAAAGGGATATCTACACTTATTTTTCCACCAGAGATATCTATACCATCACCTATTTTTACACCACCGAGGATAGTATCGGTCGCAACAGGTAGTACATATCCACCTCCACCCGACTCACTGAAATACTTAGCATATTGCGTTTGGTTCCATACTTGAATATCTTCATACTCAAAGTAAGGTTGAAAAGACCTAGAAAGGAATACTATGTACTCACTAGTATAAGCGTTTACATAGTTCCTTTTAGGTGTCTTAATAGCCAAGATAACATGGTTAGGGTCAGTATCACTTTGGATAGATATTATAGTAGGAAACTCGCTTACTATAGCCTGAGCATCTACCAAGGTTCCATCAAAGAACCTGGTAGTTACATAGGCTGCCGTCTTGAACTTGTCTGACATTATTACCTACCTTTTAAGATAACCAATTTAATGTTACACTCTTGATCCTTATTTCATTTCCACCATCTGGAGCTGATCTATCACAAGCTAAACCTGTAAGTATAAAAGGCACTGCAGTAGATATATAACCTGTCATAGATACGGTATCTACAACTGAAGATGTCTGTGTAACGGTCATATCAAGCTTTAAGTCATCTTCACCCATTATTTCCACTGACATAATACCACTAGTCTCATATAAACCTGTAGCAGTAATAGGGGTAACACTTAGTGTTATTTCTTGAACACCATCTTCTAAAAGAGCTACAAGAGTTTCAGGAACAACATAGGTTTGAACATCATAAACTATTTTATATTGTGCTATCCTACCAGTTGCCCATTGGATATTGTCTAGATTACCTCTCTTATTTTTTGTTAGTGACAGTATTGCTTCACCTTCTTGGAGGTCTACATTCATTACAGAGTAAATAAAGGTATCAGCAGAAAGTTTATTATCTGTATTAAGATATAAAGCATCACCAATTTTTAATCCACCAAGGGTTGTTTCTGTTGCAACCTCAAGAGATATATTACCAGCAACATCAACTAGGATACCTGGTGCTGTAGAATTGGCAGCTCTACCAGGAACAGGGATAGAGTACTCATCAAAACCTGTCATACTTTCCCAAAGACCTGTACCAATTGGTGTAGAGAAATAAGCATTAGAACCTGGTCCTACCATTTCTGATACTATCTCTATACCAGTAAGACCGATAGTAAAGGTAATAGGTGACTCATTAAATAAGCCAATAAGATCTCCTAAAGTAGAAGTAGCAGCAGTAAGTCCATTTTCTGGTAAGGTAAAGCTAGGAGCTGCTGGAGGTTGTTCATCAATGTGCATCACAAATGAGTAACTTGTAATATCATCTAGACCTAAATCTGCAAGGGTATCTGTCAATGCAGGGACTGTGGTAAATAGTATCTCTGAAGAACCCTGTGTAGCAGGAGTATAAACTCCATCTTTGATCATTACAGAACCTAGGGTATCAGCGGTAGCAGGGTCGCCACTGCCACCTCCTCCTGACTCTGAAAAGTATTTGGCGTATTGTGTTTCATTCCAAACTTGGATATCATCGTACTCAAAACCTGGTAGATCTGAAGTTGATAAGAACACGATATATTGATCAGCATAGGCATTAAGATAAATACCAGCGGGTGTTTTTACCGCCAAGATAACTGACCTGATATCGGTTTGATCCTGGATACTGATAATTTCTGGGTACAGTGCTACCAATGCTTCTGCATCTAGGATAGCTCCTGAAAATAATATAGGGTCTGAATATGCAGCCGTTTTAAACTTGTTTGACATTTTGTATCTCCTTTTTCTGACTTAAAATATGCTTTAGCATCTCTTCTCTCTCTTTCTCAGGTACATCAGGGTGTAATATCCTAATGGCCTCTCTTAACCTTTCCTCATTACTCATTTTACCAATATTTTTTCTATCAACCTTGAAGATATTACGAATACGCCTATATAAAAAAAGTATTGACTCTCTAAACTTTTATTATAGACTAGGATACAAGAGGTAATAAAAAATAACCCCTTCATGGATATTAGCTTAATAGCCAGATCTTTGAACCTCTTGAACATACTTAACCTCCTATATAATACCAAATGGTATAAAATGGTTTAATACAGTGTATCTCAGGTTGGTGTGGATCCCAAAGTAATTTACCTTCTTTATCTACTAACCTGAAATGTGTTTTACTAGGTCCATTTTGTTCTATCTTTTGGATCCTAGCTTTAACATCTTGAAACTTTTTATTAGTCATAACCCAAGGGTAGAATCCACTTGCAGAGGTTCCTACTTCTATCACCTGTTTCTCTACACCTAACTTTCTATAGGCTAGAGAGATAATATTAGCGGACATCTTGATATTATCTTCTTTATTTATATACCCAAATTGCTTACAAATATCCCAAATCCTACTGTGGTCTTCAAGAGAAAAATATTTACCTACATCCATTTCAGCAATAGCTAAACAGCTTTTGAAAAAACAACCTATCCTGGAGATTTCATCTCTCATACCAGGAGAGTTTTGATGCAATATCATGTCATTACCCCCTTAAGAAACCACTCTTTTAACAGAAATAATATAAAGGCTACTATACCTGATGCTAGAGAGGTATATACTACCACCCTGAATATCTTCATAAACCCATCTATAATTGCTGCCTTACCTCTTAAAGAAGCTTTATCTTGATCATCTTTTAACTTGTATAACTCTTTTTTAATATTTAATAGTTCTTCCTTATATGCAACTAGTGTTGTCTTCATAAGGTTTATATCTTCTAGATACCTATCATATTCTCTGATATTATTCTCGTGTTTATTTACCTTTTCTATAAGTTCAAGATGCTCCTCTTCATTTTGTATCAAGGTATTTTGTACAATTTGTAACTTGTCTCCTATCTTGGTATCCAAATTACTTATTTTATCTTTCACACTTTCCAGAGATATTTCTACATTTTCTTTCAGTGACTCAACTGATGCAATAAGTTTGAACACGCTCTGTTGTATTTCCATTGAGTCTCTCCTTCTGTCGAGTACAAAATTACCAGCAGTATCCCTGACATACATATCGTTCAAGGTGCCTCCTCCAATAGTGTAACCCTATCGTTTAATTCTTGTATAATACTAACCAGTTCATTTATCTTTCTTAAAAGATCTAGATCAGCTTTTTGTATCTCTTCTTTTGTATTAGTTTGGACTAATAGGGTACTATCAAACATTGCTCCCCCAGTTTCCTTCTGTTCCCATTGCTGCTACCACACCACTATCTTGTTGGGCAGCAGTTGGTCCTTTAGGTTTAGTTGGTGGGAGGCCTGGGTTGAATATCCTTTGTGCTTCTGCTGCAACTCTAACATTCCCCATAGTACGGATAGCGTGTTTACTCTCCTTTATCTCTGGTTTAGTCATCACCTCATTAGCTGTAGGGTCTTTTTTAGGTTGTTCTAATTCTAGTAATTTATCTATGATACCCATATCTTCTCCTTATACCAACCCCATAGAAACCAGGTCTTGGTATCCTAGGGAATATTTATTTGATAATAACTCTATGAGTATATCTCTCTTCTCTTTAGCATTAGCTGGTAAGGCAGTGATGGCAGCAATATCCGCCTTAATAGTATCTATGGCAACCTTGGTAGGAACATCACCTTCATTGGTAACAAGAGAGGCTATCATATTCACAAGATCTAATTGTTTCTTGGCCTTGAGAGCTTTATCTTCCTTGCTTATACCAAATTGGTTTTTGGAGTATATCTCATCTAGATTGATATCTTGTAATTGAGCAGAGACACCAAGATCTCTAAGAAACTTGGCTCTCTCTTTTTTATCAGAGTAAAGGAATACGGCTGCTTTTTGTGGAGAGAAACCATCTGTCTTAGCTCCAACAGCGGCTACATAATCTTCAAATGTCATCGTCTTTGCAAAGTTCTTTTCCCAATATGTTCTCATCTTAGAAGTAAGTTTATCCATATAAACAGGTCCATACTTGGCTTCTTTCTCTACTGCTGCTTCAGCCTCTTGAGGTTTAAAACCGGTTTCCTCTGTATATTTCTCTTGAGCTTGTATTACCTTTTCATCAGGTTGTATTTCACCTAACTCCTCTCTTGTTTCCTGAGGTGTTTCTTCTGTCCTCATTACGGCAGTGATGCGTTCTAATAATGCAGGGATATCAGCTTTATTCGCTACAAAACCTATTTTTGATAAAGCATCCATAATACCAGCTTTATTGATAGCAGAGGCAGCAGCACCTTTACCATAATTTACGCCAGCATTTACACCTTTATTAAGGGCAGCGCCTGCGACTATACCTCCTATAAGTTTTAATGCTGATGGAGTCCAAGTTGAAGAATCTTCAGGATCAAAACCTTGTAAAGCCACTCCACCACCTACTGTACCTACCACATTTCCGATAATATTACTACCACTACCTGTTTTATTAAGAGCATTTATCATGGCTTGTTTACTGGCTGTATCAGAACCAGCTGATGACCTACTTATACCCATCTTTTCATTGGCAACGAATTGTCTCAATGGTTGTATATTTTTCCAATCTTCTTTATATAGTCTGTACATCGGGTCAATAGCTAATATCCTATCTTCTAGTACATTCTTTATAGAGTGAGCAACATCTCCAAACTCTGATGCGGCTCTATCTGTACTCTTGTTAGCAAACTTTATTTCACCTGTAAGAGCTTGTTTAATATCCATAAGGGTGTCTTTAGAATCTAACTTTTTAATAAAGGCATCTACCGTACTTTGTCCATAATCTTGTACATAATTTTTTACAACAGGATCGTCCATTATCTCTTGTCTTAAAGATCCTATAGTAGTTCCTGACTTTTCAAATACATCATCCAAGGCTTCAAACTTCTTACCTGTACCTTGGATAAATGCTTGACCTTCATCAGCGTTAAGAATATCATTTTCTTTTAATACTTTTAATAGAGACTTTTTAACATCATCAGCATTGTTGATAGCATGACCAGTTTTATTAAGACCAAAGTTTCTAGCTGTTTCATTCATCGCCCTCTTGATATCTTTTGTAGCAAAACCTCTTGCTGCTAATTCAGCATCAACTAGGCTATCTGTTAAAGGTTTAGTAAAGTCTTCACCCTTATTTATTAAACCAGCACTTCTGGATATGCTAGGTAAAACAGAAGCAACCCCTCCTATACCAGAACCTAAAGCAACAGCGAGGCCTGCGTCTTTAAGATCGGTTTCACCTGATAATAATCTTGGTGCCACTTGTGCTCCACTTTGTACTGCGCCTCTCCCTGCTCCTTGAGCCACACCCTTCAAACCTTTAACATCTTTATATACACCTGTTGCTCCTAAAAAGTCAGATGCCTTATCAGCAGCCGAAGCTATCTTGGCCCCTTTACTTCCTAATTTCAAAGCCCCTTTACTGAGTAATTTAGTAGCAGCGAGAGGAGCATCAGCTACTAACCCTCCTACCATACCTATACCAGAGGCTAATTTGTTTCTTTCTCTCATCGCTTGTAATTTCTTGTAGGTATCAGAGGATGAAGACTTTACTAGAACATCAGGAACCCCTAATAACATACTATTAAGAGCATCATAAGAAGCAACCCCAATATCTTCTCCACTGAACTTGCCATCATCATACTTGAGGTACTTGTTTTCTTGACCTAATATTTTATTATTTTCATCTATCTGTTCTTGGGTCATCTTACCCCTAGGGTCGTACTTTACTGTAGGGGCGGGTAAATTATCCCAAAAAGTTTTGTCTGCCATAATGGTCTCCTTATTCTGGTAATAGAGATGGTGTAATAACAGGAGGAGCATTCTCTGCTTTATCTGCTGCTGTTGCTGCTCTTGCTGCCTTTACTGCTTCTGCTGACATTAGAGCTATCTTTTCTCTAGATGAAAGCTCTTCACCTCTTGCTTGTTTTTCTGCTAATCTTGTAATAGCATTTTCCTGTGCTTCAAACTCTTGTTGTAATTTTAACCTTTTATTTGCGGCTACATCTTCTGCTGCCAATTTATCTTTTTCTAACTGAGTCATAAAGGCTCTTTCTTTATCTGCTATAGCCTGTTCATATCTCTTCTCTAGGAGTGTAGGTTTATTTATCCCACCTCTTTGGTACCCAACTGCTTGGAGTATCTCTAACATAGGGACACCATATTTACCTGCTAACTCTTTTAACATATTACCAAACCCACTCTTTTTATCTTCTGGTGCTAGGACTTCAGAAGCAATCTGTGCATCAGGCATTTCACCAACTGCAGGAGTCTGTATAGCAGGAGCCTCCATAGTATCAGAGACAATAGGTTCTTGAACTTCTGGTGGAGCAGAAACTGGTGGAGCAGAAACAGGAGCTGGGGTAGTATCTACTACAGGAGCAGGTTCTGGAGTTGGTGTTGGTGTTGGTTCTGGTAATACTGCCTTCTCACCAGGAAAGTCTCCAGCAGCGATGTGTTCTAACTTTTGAGCTGTCAATTCATCTACCTTATCTTTATCTATCACACTTTGTTCTACCTTACCAGGAACTACTGGGTCTCTAGTATTAGTACTAGTATCAAGGCCCTTGATAGGTTTCTTGGGGTTTATCTTGGTAATGGTACTTTGTGCAGTATCTTGCATATTCTTTTTTATCTGATCTTCTGTTTTAATAGTTTGATCAATACCCAAGGCTTTACTACCTGAGGCTGTTGGGAGGGGAGAAGCAGGTTCTGCACCTAGGTTTTTAAGTTCCATAAACTCTTTTGGAGTTATCTTACCTGCTGAACTCTTTTGTTGTAACTCTTCTAACCTTGTCATATAGTTTTCTCCTCTAATTGTTTAACTTTTTGTGCTAATTGGATAACAAGGTTTAATACGGCAGGAGATAATTCTGAAGTATCTATCCTCTTTAATCCATCTTCACCTGTTTTTACAGCAGAAGCAAGAGGTGTCTTTTCCAAGTCTTGTGCAATAACCCCCATCTGTTCACCAGGCGGAGCTTTACCACTTTCTACTATACCATCTTTATACTCAAAAGATACAGGATCAACCTTCTCTGCTATATCCATCACATCCATCTTATTACCTAAACCTGCTTTGTAATTATCTAAAGAGGATCTAATAACAGAGATATCATCTTTTGCTCTTTCATCTGACATAGCAAGAGTAGCACCCGCTCCTGCCAAGGTACCAATTGTACCCCAGGTTCTGGCTGACTTATTATCAGCGCTTTGCATATTCTGTCCTGCTATATTAGCTTGACCAGTCGCTGCTCCTAATTGTGTGTTCATCGCATTCTGACCTCTAGAGGCTAACTCTGCACCTTGAGCAGATTGCATTTGGGTACCTTGAGCGTAGTTTTGTCTTCCACTCTCCATACCTGTTCCATAGGCATCAGTATAAATATCTCCAGCATTTTGCCCTGCTGTCAAGGCAGCTTGTCCCTTATTCAACCCTGCAGTTCTAGCCGCTTTTAGTGCCGCTCTTGATCCCTGTAAAGCTGCAGTCATCCCTTGAGCTTGAGCTCCTACTTCGGCTGCAGCGTTTTGCTTACTCATATAGTCAGCAGCACTGGTACCTAGATTACCCTCAGTTTGAGTATCATATACTCCTGCCTGTTTATTATATCCACTAGCAAGCTTTTGAGCTGCTGTCCCAACTGCTTCAGTTTTCTTTCCTGCTTCTCTGCTTTGCTTGTTTGCTTCTTTTTTACTTTCTGTTCCAAAGAGTGTTTCACCAACACCCTTGCCAAAATTATTTAAACCTTTTCCCAGGCTTTTAAAGAACCCCATATTATATCTCCTTATCTTGATCTTGCTTTTGATATTACTGAAACTTCTGCTTCTTTAAACTCAGGGAGTATACTTACTATCAGTATCTTTTCTTGACACTCTATTTTAAGAGATGTACCTAAAGATCTTTGATACTCAGGTTGTATCCTAACTCTAGTATATCCACCCTCATCCCAATCTCCAGGGTTTATCACCCACTTTCTAGTTTGCTCTCTAGTATCATCGGTATCCACTACGTAAGATGTTCCTATTACGGTTACAGCTTGTTTAGCTTCTGAATATATAGTTATGACCCAATTACTGAGTATACTCTTTTGGTTGAGGTTAAACCCAAAGTAAGGTGTCTGTAAAGAGAGAGGTACAACTGCGTCTCCTGTATCATAGGTATAAGACCATTGAGAGGTGTTATTGCTTATCACTATACCACTAGTTGTATCATAGAACTTGAGATCAGTTTGATCAGGTAGTTTAATATTCTCTGTAACGATATTATCTCTCACCCATATTATGGAAGTAGGTGTATCTAATACTAGAGTATTATCTCTAGGAGAATAGGTACCTGACAAGATATCAGGTTTTCTATTAAGGCGTTGAAACTTTTCTAGGGCTCTACCACCTGTAAATGTATAGAGAGAGTTATCAAAACTAGAGAGAAAGTAAATTATTGTAGGGGTAGATGCGATATATCTCAGCCCATTAGCAGAAGCTACCTTAGTTTTGTTATTAAATACCCCTGTTACCCTATCTAACTCTACAGTATAGATATTAAGACCATCAAAGAGGTATTTTTGTCCATAAAGATCGAAATTACTAAAGCTTCCTGCTATATCATTACCAATAGGGTAAAGATCAGAGTCTGGTTTTAAGAATATCGTCAAATTGTCTGTCAAAATGACACCATTATCGTAAGTTACCCCTATTTTTGGTGATAGATAAGTAGATTCCAAGTAAAGGATGTCAGTTTTATCACTATCTACCAATTCTTGCCCATTATTTAGCGTAGAGAACCCATAAACATCATCAATATAGGTATCAATAGCATAAGAACCTATTGGGGTAGAGACGAGAGGTATTCTATAACCTAATATTTCTATATTTGTTGATGAAAGAGGTTTAATAGTCACCAATTTATCACCAGTATCTATAGAGTTAGAGTAAGAGTTGTTCATTATTGATACAACTTTACTAGCTGTTCCTGGTGCTATCAAAGAAGAGAATAACATTCTGTTATTATAGTCTACAGATGAAGCAAATGGTGAGAGAGATACAGCATTAGTATCTATCAAGTTAAGGGGTGATATGGTATTGATCTTGTAAAGGGTATCAGTAACCTTATTTACCCTGTTTGGTGGAGCTTTTATTACTTTGAATAAGGCAAACTCCTTTTTCTCATTTTGATACAATACTAATTCATCATTCAATATCTGAGGTTGATAGAGTGGGTTGATGGAACCGATATTAGTAGCTAACACACCAAGGGTATCAGATGGGTTTGTATCTAGGATAGCCACAGAAAAGAAGCTAGGCACTTCATTGATAAGCCCTACTCTTATTTCAAATGGCCTAGTTGGTGTCTGGTTGTAATTGTTAGTCAATTTACCATAGGCATTTATCAAGGTATTAGTATTACTTTGTGTTACTTGGAAGAGGGAAGTAGTATCTCTCTTAAATTGTGGTGTGTAAGTATAAACATCAGTTGCAGAGGCAGTAAGTTTAAGAGTAATATCTTCATAACCCCATGTTGCATTACTGTTCAAGATAGAGGATACAACATAAGGAGCGTCTGGGTATACCACAGTAGATGAGAAATTGATAAAGTCTGTATATCCTATCAATCCAGTAGCCTGTATCTTGGTTGCTGTAAATAAAGGTCTAGCCGCAGAGTTTTTAGCAGTTATAATATGTCTAGTTTTACCGTTCAGTAATTGAGGTAAAGCGTAAGAACCTGTAAATATGGTAACAGAATAAGCTGTCTTGTCAAAGATATAAGAGATATTATTAAGGTTTCCAACAAGGTTTATCAGATAAAGACCATTCTCATACTTGTAAGTATAGAGATACCCAAATGTAGAGAACCCACCCATCATGGAATTAAGTACACCCCCACCAGAGACACCAAGAAATGGTGTAAAGGATCCTGTAAAAGACATACTGTTTATAGCACCAGTTGATCCACCAACTAGAACCTGGTTATTATATTCGATAAAAGCTTTAATGTCTCCTGAACCTACTATATTACCGTAATTAGTAATATGACCAGGCATATCAAAAGGGTATATCTCACCAGATAATATATTACCAGACCCTATCCTTCCTCCACCTCCTGAGAATACCAAGTTACCATCAATAGTATCAAGGTGATAGATATTTTCACTACCTAGAAAAGCACCATTTTGAGAGAATCCGGTGGCAGAGGAGTAAGGCACCCATGCCGCACCAGTAAAAAAACCGGTCCTTCCCCCATCTCCGGCTACTACTATCCTTCCATCATCAAGAGATACAGAACACCTAATTGCGTTTGAGCCTAGGACTGTTGCATTATCACAAGGGAGGTTTCTTGTAACACCTTGTGTGTAAGCGTATTTCTCCACTCCCATAAACTTCATTGTGATGAATTGGTATCTTAATTCTGGAGTACTTTGGTTTACACCTATACTCACCCAGTTATCACCTGCAGCAAATATTCTCAAAGCTCCAGTAGTAGAGGATGGATAAGCGTACACATTCCAATGGATACCATCTGAAGACATAATAACAGAGTTATTACCATTAGAGTAAACCCAAGTATCTTTAATATAATAGTGAGAGCTGTAAGGCCAAGAGGCACCTTCTTTTGCTGGAGCATATACAGTACCATTCACTGTACCTATATTCCAAGTAACACCATCATAAGAGTAGGCAGGAACACGCCCTGAATTGTAAGTTCCTATTACTAGAGTATTTTGGTAGAAACCCATTAAACCTACACCATCATTAGTTCCTGCTACCCACCCTGGTACTGTACCATAAGACCAATTATATCCATCTGTAGAAGAGTATATCCTGTTTATATTATTATAGGCTTGTGCAAATATCCACCTACCAAAATGATGACCTAACCAAACTGGGTAACCTGTTGTCCCTGCTATAGAGAATGCAGTCCAAGTTTTACCGTGATCTGTAGATCTAGCATACCTACCAGCTTGTTCTGGAGTTGCCCAGTCATAAGCTATCATCATCCCATCTATCTCCAAATTAAAAGGTGATCTTATTGCAGTCGCTGAAGAACTGTAAGATATACTTCCTAGTATGGTAGCTAGTGATGAAGAGAATGTAGGTATAGTAGTAGCGGTAAAATTGACCATATCTGTTGTCCATACACAGTTAGCAGGGGTTACATCAGAAGAGAATAGGTAGACACCCTCATTGTAAGCCAAGAGAGTAACATTACCTGTAACTCCTGGTAGAGTAGTAATGGTCCAATTGATACTATCTGTTGTAATAGCTATCTTACCTGTTCCTCCTCTCCACCAAGTAATAGGAGCATCATTATATCTTTGGAGTCCATTGATACCTATTTGTTGTACAGTAAAATTGACAAAGTCATTTGTCCTTGATACATAGTTAGTATAATAATAAAAGTTCCAATATCCGTTTACATACCCAACATAAGTAGCACTATAAGTAACACCAATACCAGGAAATGGGTTAGCCCAAGACCAGTCATATCCATTATATGACCATAAAGCTGTGGTAGGGTTGGTTCCACCACCTGATGCTACCCATCTACCACCTTCAAATGCTATATTAGTATTGGTATTAAAAGCTTTTGGTAATAATCTATAAGTCCAGTTGATACCATCTACGGTAAATATAAGGTTGAGACCATTATATAAAACTAGGAGATCAGCAGTTTGTAGTAATAATTTATTAGCAGGTGTACTCATACCAGGTACGGTAACCATTGTCCAAACTCCTGTATCTTTAGGAGCCTGCCATACTGCACCAGGAGGAGCATTACAGGTTGCGTACTTCATCCCTTTGAACTCTACATCTTGGAACCCATATTGAGCTATACCTACTATATCAGCAGGTGAAGTAGTAATAGAATAATAGTCAAAATTAAACCTCAACGTTCCTATCTTTCCACCTGCCCCAGTGACTAGGACTGTACCAAACTGGTTCTCATCTGTAGGAGCGTGATAGTGGGCGAGAGAATAAATATTATCTGTTCCTATTACGGTACCATTATCTCTAATACCATTGGTTCCATTGTAAGCGTACCAAGCACCTTGTGTAGGTTTATTTATACTTCCTATGCGACCTGAATTACCGGCCACTATTAAGTTACTATCCACTTGGAGGAAGGCGTTGATAGAGACTGCACCAAGGGGAGGAGTGATAGTGGTACCTGCACAGAAACCTGTAGCAGAATTATATCTTGTCCATGTATTACCATCGAATGTGGATATATTTCCTGTTGATCCACCTACTATCAAATACTCTACGCCTGCATAAGTATAAACGAACATGGCAGTAATAGAGGCACCTACCCCAACAAGAGATATATTAGAATAAGGACCTAAACCTGCACCTGACCCATCAAAGTTTTTCCACGCTGATCCATCCCAAGATCCTAGAGCTCCTAAAGAAGAACCTATTACTAGATTTCCTTTATATAATACTATAGAGGTAACAGCATCTGTACCTACAACTGAAGTAGATTGAAAGGCAAACCCTATACTTATGGTAGGGTTAGACTCTTGGAGTATTAAGACTTGATCACCAAACCTAAGGTTAAACTCAAATGAAGAAGAGTAGTCTAGGCCATCCCATCTTACTATAGATAAAGAGGTAAAGAGTTTCATCACTTCACCAAGGTTGATAAAATTGATAGATCTACTCTCTAATAATACCTTATCTAAAGACCAGTGTTGGAGAGTGATAGTAGTATCAGAGAGTTGGCAAGTTACTACAGTCTCATCAGGACACAATAAAACATCGTTCACCCCTGTAAATATACTCCATTCCTTTAATCCATATTCTGATACATAACCTACTTGGGTTCCATCTACCAAGACTTGATCATAGTCTGTCACAGAAGAGGCTTTAACCTCTATAACCTTACCATCAGGAGTTATCTCTCTAACCCCTAAGCCTGAATAGTCAGTGGTATTAAGATAGATATTAGTGACTCCACCATCTCTTTCTATCCCTGTATTCTCTAGTAAAGGAGCATTGGCATCATCAAATGTTTTAATGTCCTCACTAACGGTATCAGTATTGATACTTTGTTTTATATTTATTTCTGACATAGTCTCTCCTTAGTAGTAATAATTTAATTGTTGCTCTAGGCCTCTTCTCTCAGGTTCATTATCATCTCTAATTAAGGTTGAGATAAACCTATCTTGTATCTGACCTAGACGTATAGATAATTCTGTAACATCACCTGCTTGTTTTCTCTTAAAGTCTATAGCACACTGATAAGCCATCATCTCATTAGCTTCATTGATAGGGTATATCAAGTCAGTATCATCTATGGTAGAGATAGCCTTGATATTATAGTTCACATCTATAGTAGATATATAACTATCTTGTATCTGCCCTGCGAATACCAATGAAGTAGTAAAGACCTCTTCACCCTTGTAAAGATCACCAATAGTGTCTAGATAATAAAGAGAGGTACCATCTGTAGTTAGAGACTGAGCATCTATATTTTGATCTACACCATTTCTGAATATAGAACCATTGGTAAGGTGATAGGTATCAGGCCCAATATGTGTGATATATTCTGCTTCATCATCTAGGTATAAAGTAGGCAAGGTTCCATCTAACAGAGACTCATAGGTATCCAAACCTGTAGTGTAATACAATTTACCAGAGGATATATTAAAGCTAAGGATATCAGGTGTTACTAGAACATCTTTAATAAGGGTTCCTGTTAGGGTAGTGGTAGATCTACAAATATCACCTTCCTCTAACCAATAGATAAAACCGGTATTGTAAACAACATTAGATATACCTGTTGATGTATATAAAGTAGAAGTAGTATTAAGGGTAGTACTCTCTAACATTATCCTAGTCCCATCTAACACGTATAATAGATAGTCAGTATTATCACTCAAGTTAGGGTTAGGGATAGAGAAATATTGAGGTGAGGATATCTCTGTACTCTTGGTATAAACTGGTGTGTCCATTAGGTAATTAAAAGAAAACTCTGGTACAGTGATAACTTGAGGAGGTGGATAATAATCTAACCTTATCTCTCCTGGTAAGAATGAAGCTATTACCCAAAGCTTGTTACCTCTCCACCTATATTGAGGAGATCCGTATACTCTGTTTCTATTATTAGTATTAAACTTTCTCATACTTTCCCATCTACCATTTGTCTTGTAATCTACAAATCTGAGTCTATAGACATCAACAGGGATAGTAATTTCCCACTCATTAGGACCTAATTGTTTATTATTGGTAGTATCTACTATGGCTTCTTGGATAAAATAGTCTTCAGAACTCTTGATAATTTGTGAGTATATATCTTTCCATGACTCATTGAGACTTTGTTCTTCATCTTGGTGTGAGATGAACTCACTATTTGGTGTATCAGAGAGAGATCTTGCTCTCTCTATTAAGGCTGTTGCTTTCATAAGGTTTCTCCTTGATATATAGTTATGCTTTAATAGAGAGTATACCCGTAGACGTAAAAAAAGAGACCCTTTCAGGTCTCTTCAATTTTACCTAGCCAACGGCTGAGGTTCAATTTCTCATACAGTTATATATGCTCACTTAATATGCAATAGTATCAGATACGAACGCTATTACACAGTTATGTCCTGGACCTCTAAGAGCCAAGGTTCCATAGAATTGGAGGATACATTGCAATACTGGTCCACCTGATGCTAAGGAAGCAGGTTGGATAGTAACATAGTCATCAATTATGAAACCATAAGTATTACCCTTCATATCAGGGGTAGATACACCATTTACTGGCTGAGCACCAGGAGCATTACCAACGATACCGGTATTAGTTGGAGTTTCAGAGTTTGTCAACATGACATATTCAATAGACTCTTCATCAATAAGGTAGGCGGTAAATCTTGGGCAATAAGGATCTTCCCAAACTTTATCGGCATAAGATGTAGAGAACATGAACTTCATGTCATTAAGGCCCATAGCCACTTCATTCTTTTTACCCTTGCTTGGAGAGTTAGTATCCTGCCAGTAAGTTGTCTTGGCATTTACTTCATCCATAATTATCTGATAGTCATCAGGGTTTACTATCATCCAATTAGCTTTTCCACCAGCAGATCTAACATCTTTTACCGCTCTGTTAAGGGCAGAAGAGAACTTTTCACCTGATGCTCTCTTAACAAAGTTACCAGCTAATCTTGATGGGAATACTGATCTATCTACACCGTAGAAAGAGGTACCAATATAAGTTGCCCAGTCTCCACCTGTTCTCATTTCAAGAGAAGGTAACCAACCGGCAAGGCCCATTGGAAGGAGAGGAGTATTACCTGTTCTACAACCTTGGATACAGATCCAGTCAGTTGCAGCCCAAGTTTCTATTGCTGTTGCAGTAAATGTGATAACATTACCATTGATGGCAGTTACGGTATTTACTGATGTTCTAAGGGCAGATGATGGTAATTTACCATTTGTTACCTGGAAAGTAGAACCGATATCTAACTTTACTACAGTAGAGAATGTTCCTAAATCTGCAGTGTTGCTTCCTACCTGTGTGGTAATAGCATCGTGAGCAGGTCCAACTTCACCAAAACCCATACCATAAAGAGAGGTTGCAGTAAGTCTGCGGAAAGCAGCAGTACCATCAAACATCTTTATTACAGGGATAGGTACGATAGCTCCTCTGATATTTTCAGAGGCAAATACTTCTTGTGCTCCAACATTAAAGATTGAGAAAAGTTGTCCTGAAGTAACGGCAAACTGTACATTCTTAGTTGTACCAGCAGCGGCATTCAAGGCGGCTACTGTAGCATCACCAGAGCAAGCTCCACCTGATCCATAGTTAGCAGCAAAGTTGTAAGACTTACCTGTTACCCTGTTTTTTACGATCTCTTTCAATACTGGACTATCTCTCCATAAGAGTTGTTCCATTTCTTTGTCAGTATAAAATACTTTTAATACATCTTGTAAGTTCTGTTCTAAAGCCATAATTATTCTCCTTTGTTAAAACTTGATATTTCCGGCCTTGGCCTTCATATTCTTTATCTTTTCCATCTGTGTATCTACTTCTGATACCTCTTTTTCTGGTTCTACTTTGACCTCTATCTCGGTCTCTACAACTTCAGGTTTCTTGGCAAACTTGGAAAGACTTTGTAGCTTGTTTTCCAATTGTTCAAGAGCCTTATTCACAAACTCACCCTCTTTAGTATCATCCCATTCTTCAACCTTGTTCTTCATCTCTTGGATATCTTCATATAGATCAGCTATTGCATCATTACCACCAGTCAACTCTGAATAAAAGTCCTTGTATGGATCTAATTTACTACCATATTTCTGTGATAGGTCATTTAACCCATATTGTTTCTCTTGATGCTGGTATGTTCTAGTGATACCACCAATAACATCATCCATAAGTAGCTTTTCATTGTTGTCTACCCTTTCTGTTAGGATCTGAACTTGGTTAAGAATACTCTCCATAATAGCTATTAGAGGTTCTAATTGTTCCTTATCTTGTTCCATATCGTTCATAATTGCTCTCCTTATATATAGTTATGTTTCTCCGGAGCTCTATACAGAGACGGGTAACTCATTTGTTGGTCCTTGTACCATTGGTGGTTTAGCTGGCGTAGGTGGTGGAAGAGGTGGTTGTAACTCTTCATTTATCTCATCCATCATCCCTTTTAGTTGGTTTATGAATAAAGTAAGGTTCTCTAATACCTCTAACTTTTCATCATTTGCATCTAACCTAAAGAGAGTATTGACAGATTGGTTAAAGAGTTGTTGTATATTCTGTACCTCATAAAAGTAGAATACTGGTGTTCCTTCATCATCCTGACCATCAGGCCCATTCTCTATAACCCTTTCTATAGTCTTTTCATTTATATCCCAAGCTGCTGTCTGGATAGAGTAGGCTTGTTCAAGATCTGGCATTTCTAATAAGGTACTAGCCATAGACGGATCAATTACCTTCATGGCTATCAACTTTTCTATCTGTTGCATCTTGACTACAGGATCTTTGGATAGACTATTTGAAGCCGAATATTGGATATTAAACATCTCTCTTTCTTGTTTGATATCTTTCCAAGTTATAGGTGATCTAGCTCTTCTGTTTGGTAAAACATCTTCATCTTTAGGGAATATGTCTATCATCCTTTCTGCTAGATCTTTCATTAGTCTAATATAATTTTGTAAGATAACATTGTGTCTTTCACTTTCAACATCTTCTAGTGTCTGTAAAGCTACTCCAGAATTAAGACCAGTAGGTTTCTTGGACTGAGCAGAGAGTTGAGAGATACCGGACATGTTGTACAGTTTCTGCTCAAATAGTTCTAGTAATTGGATCCACATACCATCAATAGGGGATGGTGTAGTTACAGAGATAGGGTTACCACCATTAGCTTGCATATTATACTCAAACACATCACCAATTTTAGCGGCAGCTACCATTGAAGTTTTAATGTCACTTCCTCTTGGTACGAATACCAGGTTAGCTGGTGATAGGTTAGCAGATGCAGAGATTTTGTAACATAGATCATCTATCATCTTTTGGATTCTATAACTAACATCTATCAAAGAGTCAGAGAAAGAACCCTTAATAGGTTCCTTGTAATATAACCACACAAATGGAGGGACAGAGTATTCGATAGTTCTCTCGGCTAATAACTGATCTCCAATATACTTGTACTCTTTCTTGCCTAATAGATCCCAATATATCCTATAGTCTACATAGGCATTAGGTGTATCATTGATACTCTGGGCAAAAGGTGAGCCTTCTTTAATATCATCTATCAAGGCTATTAAAGGATATTGTCTCCTTCTTAATTCTATCCTAGTAAGTTTACCTTGCGTCATCTCTGCTGCATCATAAAACAGTTCCCAAGGTTTAACTACCTCAACTGACTTATTTTCATCTCTAACCCACAAGACTCCCATATCAAACACTAGAGCATCAGTAACTGCTGCGACTGCCTTCTTGTACACATCTTGTTTATCAAAATACTCATCAAAGTAAATCTGTGCATTTCTGCAAGTCTTGACTGTCTTGAATGTTCCTAATACTGGGTTGTAAAATGGTCTAACTTTAGTCTGTGATATCTTGCTAACTACCGTATCTACCGCTGATCTTAATACATTTAATGATGGTATATTTCCAGATTGTTCATCTTGGATATTATAGTAGGCTATAACATTACCATAGGTATTATGTATATCCTCCATCCTGTTTCCATTATTGTAATATCTATTAAAGTTTCTTCTATACTTTACATCTCTCCTAGATAGGAAACCTTCCATAAGAGACATATCTAATTGTACATATTCTTTACTTCTCTTGATCTTCATATTGTCTCCTTAAAACGCTTCTTGATACCTATTATTTAGTTTATCAAACTCATCCTGTCTCTTTATATCCATCTTGCTACCATCTTTGAAAGTAACCGTAATTATCACTCCGTGTTGTGCAGAGTTTATCAACTCTTTAATAATGGAATAATTAGGGTCAGAAGCTGACATCTTGTCTAACCTCTTTTGTTTTATCTCTTGTTCTCTTATTACTCTATAAGCCGCTAGTAATGCTTTATAGTCCATCTAGTATCTCCTTATATATAGTTATGTTTTATTGAGGTTTTGTATAGTTTTGCCAAATATATCGCATAGAGTAGAGAACAGCATCTAGAAGATCAGGGTGGAACGCACCATCATCTATCTCTCTAGTAAGTTCATCTTTATCATTTCTCCCCCAAATAGTCTTTAATGCTTCATCAGCAAATATACTATCCTTCTTTACTTTGAATATACCTTTTCTTGTTTCTTCTTGTAGTAATTCTATGGCCATATCTTTATTAGCTTTATAGGCATCTAGACAAGATAGACCAAATTGTTGGTTAAGTTCAAAACTGATCTTCTTTCCAGCTCCTCCTGAGTCAGAGTAGATATAAAAATGTTTATCAGGTATAGAGGTGAATAAGGATGAGGTGGTAGTATACTTGATACCTTCTTTTATCTTATCAGCTAACTCTGTAACTCCTGTTCTGTTCCCTTTATGTTCAAAGACTATCCACCTTTCTGGTGATGAAGTAGAGTAGAGTATGATAACAAACCCATCACTATCTCTGAACCCATAGTCTAACCCTCCAGTAAAATGGAGATCACCTCTAGGTTGTGAGTTTATCCAAGCTTGTAATTGGGTATCTGTATAAAAGTTATTGTCACCTAACCTATAAACCATGGCATCCGTATCATAGCAGATTCTTCCCAAGTATTCTCTTTGAAACAATGGACTTTCATTAGTTAAACCTTTTTCCTTTTTAACTTCATCTAATACCTTTTCATAATTATTGATAAATGGATTCTGACTTAGATTCCAGTTCATCCTTTTACCTGGGTATTTATCCAAGTTAGTATACATTTCTTCCCAAAAAGAACCACCTATTCTAGGTCCAGTTCCTGATAATACTAATGTTCCACCAGTATCCAATAACATAGGTTCACAGATATCTTGTATTAGATAAGATAAACTATCCTGACTTTGAGCTTCATCTATAATAATGATATCATAATGTCCACCTCTCATATTCTCTCTACTAGCTGTAGAAGCATTACCTTTAATATAAAACTCACTACCATTCTCTATCTGTATGTATCCTTCTGATCTATTGTCTTTTAACACATCTATCCCTAGTTTTTCACAATAACTTATCATCTGGTTAAACATTTGGTCCATACCTACTCCAACCGTTCTTGCTATATAGAGTGTCTTAGAACCAGCACGGCACTGCATAGAATCTAAACATTTCAGAATATGTCCATCAGTCTTACCAGCTCTACGACCTGCCATCTGGAATATTCTTTTATCTTTACTTAGGATATATTCTTGTTGTATATCATGAGCTAATAAATGAACTCTATATCTAAGAAAGTCTTCATCCATCTTTTTACCCTTATTGATATACTCATCTATAGAGTCTAACACACCAGGTTCTAGTAACCTTTCAGCCATGAATTGCCTGGCCCTGTAATCCGAGTTTGATAGAGCATCCTTCATCAGCTTCTGTAAAAATACATCATAATAGGTAGACATGGTTTTACCATTCTTTACTTTAGTGTTCATTATATCCAAGAACGCTTCTTGTATCATATGTTTATATGAGGTACTTCCTGGTTTTCTTCCTGCTGGGTTACCAGATTGTCCTGGTTTATATGGCATATTACTCCTTAATTGCTAACTAATTGTTATTACAGATATATAGTTATGTTTGAGAGCTCGGTATACTTGACATAAAAAAAGAGGCCGTTAAGCCTCTTGGTATTATAGAGTATCTCCTTTATACTCATATTCACCTACCTCTTTTATCTTCTCAAAGTTTATCCTGTACTTGGTACCCTTTATCTTGGTAATATACCCTTTCTCTTGCAAAGTTAGTAGATAAGGGAAATAGTCTTTGGGTAATATACCACTCAAGCTTTGTAGTTTGTTAGTATTTAATGGGACCTCAAAGGTGGTGAGGTCTCCGTGCTTGGGGAAATAGTCTATTATTGTCCAAAGCAATTTAGTCTTGGAGAAACCTAGATCCTCAAATACCTTGATCATTATCTTGCTCTTGCTAGTTTCTCTTACCTCTTCTCCGTAATAAGCATCTAACTCTTGCTTTATCAGGATAGATTGTTCAGGCGTTATTACCTCTTTACTAAGAGCATAGACATTAAGGGCGTAACAATAAGTCTTATCGTGTGGTAACCATCTTACCATCTCTTGTGCTATATTTTCTTTATTCTCTATCAAAGTCCATCCTCCTGTTGATCATTCCAGGCATCCCAAACAGGGTCATTCTCTTTACCTAGGAGTAAAGCTTTAGCTAGCTCATCTCCTTCTAACCTGTTCAAGTAACCTTTGTAAGCTCTCTTTTCTGCGTCTTCTAACTCTTTTAACATAGCCTTTATCTTATTATCTAGGTTCATCCTCTACCTCTAATAACTGATAATACCGGAGTAATTCTCTGATAATTTCAGAGACATTATTACCTGTACTCTCACAGTGTCGCCTTAACCACTCTCTCTCTTGTTTACCGATCTTGCTGGTTACGGTCACTAAACTATCTGCTTTCACTGATCCAATTCTCTCTGGATATTTGATAAAGTTTATTGTGGTTGCGGTACCACCTTTTATGTAACCTTAACCAGTTAGTGGTAAACTCTTTGATATTATAGGTAGGTCTTGTCTTTTTGTTATACTCTACCCAGTCAGGGCAGGTGTAATTATTAGTATCACAAAGACCAAAATTATTGCACTCAAAACAACTTTTCATTATTTAATAACCCCTCTATTGTAGATATTCTAAGATCTCTATTTTTTTCTAATACTTGTTGAAATATTTCAGCGATCTCTTTTGGAACCTTTGTTTCCTTGTTATTATACTCATCTACTATCTCTTCTGCTGACCATGTTTTCACTGTATTATCTCCTCGTATTTCTGTATAGTATTTGTAACCTTTTAGCGTGAGCGTAGATCCAAGATCTAGGGAGGTAGGTATCTAATTTTAACATAGCCTCTTTGAAAGTTTTGGCTTTGTAAACATCAAACAGTATCTCCTTCCATCTAGGGCTATCTTCTTCTATCTCCTCTATCACCCACCTAGTATCCTCTTTAATAGGTCTTGGTGGTACACTAAGGTTAGGTGGATAGGGAGTTTCCAGGTCTAGTTTCTTTTGTTTATAGTCATACAAACAATACAAGACATCGTGCCCTATCCTCTTGGCAGGGGATGTAGAGAACCAAAGGGGGTTTTTGAGGTACATCTCTATAAACCTGATGGCACTATTATGTGATGTCTCTTCATAGTTCACCTTGTTCTTGGCCTTATAGACCGTAATAGAGTGAGCAATATTCTTGGCTTCTCTATACATCTCCGCCAATATATCAGGGGATCTAGAAATAAGGTAGATGTCTTGTAGAGTACGGTACTTGGTCTCATTTATCATGGTCTATCCCTCTTGGCAAAAACCCATGGTGTATTATCCATAAACTCTTGATACATAACTAGGTATATACCACCTCTTGTTCTAGCCATCATCTCCAAGTCATGTGCAAATGAGTGACAACTTGAACATAATTTTAATATATCTTCTACCTTTTCTTTATATAGGTGATCATAGTTTTTATGGTGGATATCTATCCTCATAGGTTTCTTGTATATATCCTTTCTGATATATTTCTCCCACCTCTTTTTTCCACATATATCACACGAACAAGCCTTATCATCTGTATAAGACTTTCTTAACTCTCTCCACCATTTCGTTTTGTAATACTCTTTTAATGTTGTAGTATGTTCAGGTGGAGTTACTTTACCTCTCATCTCTTGGCCTTATTATCAAACCACCAGATCTTTAGTTTCATCAGACCTTTCTGTTTCCTTTTCCACTTCTCATAATCTGTTTGTACCTTGTTTACTAGGGTATACTCATCTTGCATTATGACTTGACTCCAGTGTAACAAAAAAGGTTTGTATTTGGTATAAAATGTCTTGTATACTTTTGATAATGTAATAGCTTTCTGTTTCCAGTTTTCGATATGTGGTCTAGCTTCATCTATCACCTTGGTAAAAGCTTGAAAAGAGATATATTCCCTATTAGGTACAAACCTCTCTAACATCCCTATATTCTCTTTGATAAAGTTTTTATACACAGTATCATATAGGTGAGCAGCATCAAGGTCAGCAAACTCTATAGTCTCCAACCCCTCTATAGTTCTAAATTGTGTCAAGTTTCTGACCCACCACTCAGGTCCTTCCATCCCTTGGATCTGAGCAATAACGGTTTCATACTTGTCTTGTTCTTGTTCCTTGGAAAACACTTCGTCTAATTTCATTTTATCTCCTGTTTTACAATCTTGTAATTTTGTATTTCATAGCGTGCTAAAGTACAAAAGTCAAGATCACACCATGGGATGATGTAACCTTGACTTTTATTTGTTGTATATTCATTTGTGTGTCTAGTATATGGGAACTCTCCACTATTATCCCTCCATTTTCCATTTATTAGGTTTGCCTCTTTTTCTTTCATCCACTTTTTTAATGTTTTTCTTTCTAATAAATATGCTATTGCTGCTCCATTTTGACCATTCATATAATAAAGTATTTGGTCAGCCTTAGTCTTCCAAGCCCATCCTGGTGAATTAGTAGCTGAGCAACTCACTACCTCTAGAAATATAGCCTCGTGTATATTCCTAACTGTCTTTTGTTCTACCAGAACTATTTTACCATAATTAGTATAGTGGTAGTCAATATCTAACTCTACCTGTTGTTTAGTGTGTGGTGCAATTTGGGTAATATTAGTACCAAATATATCCCTTAATAAACCTGAACTTTCTTGCTTGTCTATCTCTTTTTGTCCATACTCAAAGTCTTCTTGATAACTCATTGACCCTCCATCTTTTTTATTAGTAATATATCCCTTCTTTTCTGAATCTTAATCCATTAGAATACTCCTTGTACTCATTAGATACCTCAGGGTATAATAAAAGAGCTTTAGCCTTATCCTCTTCTGATAGGG